ATTAAGAACAATAGGAAACATCCTCCTCATGTTCGAAAGGCAGCTGAAAAAGAATTGCAGATGCGATCTCAGGTTAAAGAAGAAGCTGGTTCCGGACCATTAGCAGGTGCACCAGGAAATAATACTCGATCTGGTCCTGGTATGGGTGATGACACCAGCCTGAAAATGAAAAAAGCCAGAGCATTCAAAAAGATTTGGAGAAGACATAAACTTCCTGGTGTAAAAGAAGAATATTCTAAAGCTAAATATTATCTACAACCCGATGGTACCTGGAAAAAGGGTGGAGATGGACGTTCTCCTGGTAAACCGAAAGCTGAATTAGAAGCGATGGGTAAGGGTTCTAAAATACGAGAATCTGCAGCCCAATTGAAAAAAGCTGGTGTATCCAAATACAATTCACCTAAGGCATCCGCTAAAGGTGATAAATCACATGTTGTTGTGGCCAAGGATGGAGATAAGACAAAACTAATACGCTTTGGTCAAAAGGGTGTAAAGGGTTCTCCTGATGGATCAGCTAGAAACAAAGCCTTTAAAGCTAGACATGCTAAAAACATAGCAAAGGGTAAAATGTCAGCTGCATATTGGGCTAATAAGACAAAATGGTAAAATTATGGGATTTCTCTCTATATTTTGGAAATTTGTTGTAGGCGGTGGTTGGAAATGGTTAGTAGGCGGAGCGGTAGCTTTGGCTATATCAACAGCTGCATGGACTGCTTACAAGGATTATCGCCACAAAGTTGAGACTATTATTACTCTCACAGAAAATAATGCTAAATTATCAGCAGCAGCTCAGGTTAACGAAAAAACCATTGAAGAAATGATTTTTCAAGCTGAGCGGAACGCTGCTAGAACTAAAGAATTAAGTAATAATTTAATTAATGCTGAAACAGAAGTTAATGATTTACAACAACTTCTATCAAGACATAATCTTGAATTTTTAGCTTTACAAAAACCCGGACTTATAGAAAGGCGTATAAATGATGCTACGAACAATGTGTTTCGTGATATTGAGTGCACTACTGACAGCTTGTGCCACAGAGCCCCCTGAAAAAGAAGTAGTTGTACAAACAAAGATAGTAGAAAGGGACATACCAGTAGTCCCTAGACCTGATCCTGTACGACTTAGAGATATTACATTTTATACTGTAACTGAAGAGAACTTTGAGGATTTCAAAGTAAATTTTCTTGGAGCGGGAAATCAGTTTGTATTTGTAGCCATTTCTATTTCTGATTACGAAGATATATCAATAAACCTTGCTGATCTTCACCGCTATATTAAACAGCAAGGTGAAATAATTGTTTACTACGAAACAGCGTTATCTGAATAAAACTTTTGTTTCATAGAGCCCGGGTAAGACTTTCGGGTAATATATAGTATCACATTCAGAAAAAATAACAATATATAGAAGGAATTCCTAATGCCATCAGCTACAGCTGTTGACAGCCGTCAATTAATGTCAGAAGCAAAATTTTATGAATCTTATTCTAGATTCAATGATGATGAGCAACGTTACGAAACTTGGAATGAAGCAGTTGACCGTGTAATTACGATGCACGAAAAAAATTATATCGAATCCAATAACAAACTTGCCCCATATCTAGCAGAAGCAAAAACTGCATATCAAGAAAAACGAGTCCTAGGTGCTCAGCGCGCTCTACAATTCGGTGGAGAACAAATCCTAAAACATCAAATGAAGATGTATAACTGTACGAGTTCTTATGCAGATCGTGCAGAATTTTTTGGAGAAATTTTTTATATTCTTCTATGTGGCGCTGGAGCAGGATTTTCTGTTCAGAAACACCATGTAGCAAAACTTCCTAAGATTGCTGAACGAAAGAAACAAGCAAAAGTTTATAAAGTAGAAGACTCTATTGAAGGATGGGCAAATGCTGTAGACGTTCTTCTTTCTTCTTATTTCGTTGGTGGTGGTAAACATCCTGAATTTGAAGGTCGCCGAGTATTTTTTGATTTGTCTCTTATTAGACCAAAAGGGGCTATGATTTCTGGTGGATTTAAAGCACCTGGTCCAGATGGTCTTCGTCTTGCTCTTGATCGCATTGAACTTCTTATTCAACAACTCATTCTTACAGATAATGTAGATCAACTCCGTCCTATCCATGTGTATGATATTGTCATGCACCTTGCAGATGCTGTTCTTTCAGGCGGTGTTAGGCGTTCCGCAACTATTTGTCTCTTCTCACTAGATGATGAAGAAATGATGAAAGCAAAAACCGGTAATTGGTGGATCAAGCATCCTCAGCGTGCCCGTTCTAATAACTCTGCAGTAGTCGTCAGAGATGAGGTTGATCGAGAAAAATTTAATTCAGTATTTGAATCTATTAAACAGTTCGGTGAACCTGGATTTGTTTTCGTAGACTCAACTGAGCATACAACTAATCCATGTGTTGAAATTGGTATGTATCCACAATTTGAAGGAAAATCAGGTTGGCAGGGATGTAACCTTACTGAAATTAACGGAGGTCTTTGTGACACAAAAGAAAACTTCTTCAAAGCTTGCCGTGCTGCTGCTATTCTTGGTACACTTCAAGCTGGCTACACCGATTTTAAATTCTTATCAGATACGACTAAGAAAATCTTCGACAGGGAAGCCTTATTGGGATGCTCCATCACAGGATGGATGAATAACCCTGAAATCCTTTTCGATGAGAAAACCCTGAGAGAAGGTGCTAAACTTATTCTTAAAGTAAATAAAGAAGTAGCTAAGATTATTGGTATCAATCCAGCTGCAAGAGCAACGTGTGTGAAACCATCTGGTAACGCATCTGTTATTCTTAAGACTGCTTCTGGTATTCATGGTGAACATTCGCCTATTTGGCTCCGTCATGTTACAATGAATAAAGAATCAGAAGTGGCTCAACTTATTGCTAAAACAAATCCAGCAATGGTTGAAGAGTCAAGAGGTTCTACATCTGGAAACGATTATATGATTGCTTTCCCTGTAGTTTCTCCTGATGGTTCTATCTACAAAGAAGATTTGATTGGTGTAAATCTTCTAGAGAAAGTAAAACTTGTTCAACAAAATTGGGTTGAATATGGTACAGATAAATCTCTATGTGTGGATGATCGTGTTCGTCATAATGTATCAAATACTGTAGATGTTCAAGATTGGGATTCTGTTGGTGAATATGTTTATAATAATCGTCAACACTTTGCTGGAATTTCATTTATGGCAAGTTTTGGTGATAAAGCATTCGATCAAGCACCGTTTACTTCTCTTATAGATGCAGATGATATCGTAAAGAAATATGGTACAGCTGGTGTTCTTGCTTCTGGCCTCGTAGTAGATGCTCTTGATGCCTTTGACACTCTTTGGGTTGCTACTGCTACAGCAAAGGGTTACGGTGAAGAGCTTGATCAAGACTCTAAAGAAACAGCAATGAAGAGAGATTGGATTAGACGCTTCGATAATTTTGCCGATAATTATCTTGGTGGTTCTGCTGATAAAGCTGAAGAATGTCTTAAAGATGTTTATCTTCTCCACAAATGGAAGAAAATCATTAAGAACTTTAAACCAATTGATTGGAAAACTGAACTTACAGAAAAAGCCTTTACGGATATAGATACTATGGGTGCTGCTGCATGTCAAGGCGGTGCTTGTGAAATCGATTTCTAAAAGGTAATTAAATGAAATTTAAAGTTCATTGTCCAGATTGTGAGATAGAATCAATCATAGAAGTGACAGACAATCCATGGGATGCTGATCCCGAAGAAATGGTTAATAATTGTTTTCATTGTGGATCAAATAGACCTACAGTAGAACAAGAAGAAGACTAAGAAAAGGGAGCGAAAGCTCCCTTTTTTGTTTACTTTCGTTTCAAAATAGACTATATTAGATATAGGAAATGAAAGGATATTCAAATGACAACCTTGATGGATTGGGCGCCGCGCGAATTTCAACAGGGTATATGGGATGACAGTCCTGCTTGGAAATTTCGTGATATGAAGGTCATCAAAGAATATTCTATGTTTGAAGAAGATATCTGGAAATCTTGGCCTGGTGTCCACAAAAATGTAAAAACTTGGTGTATTCTTGAAAATGGATATGCTGTTGGTTGGAATGAAAATGGGTCTCGGGGATGGTCATTTCCTGTTATTAAATATAAAAAATGGAAAGGAAATTAGAAATGTCTATCGAAACTCACATCTTTACTCCCGAAAATGCTTTCGATCGTGATGTTGCGTATCTTTTGAAATGCGTTGGTTCAAATGTTGTTCTTGAGAACATCAATTTGGAAAATAGCGTGATCAGTGGTTGGTCATTTCCAAATGAAATGGCTGCTGGAATGGTTTTTCAGGGAGTCGTAGCATATTCATCGACTGTTTTCACTGTTCATCAAGTATTGGAAAATGCTGCTAAACAAATCAAGGGTGCTGTTCCACATGTATAAGAAAGGCGATATCGGATATTGCGTCATGTGGAGTGACGATGATACCAAATTTGAATTTTGGGAATATCATCTTCGTACCGTTCAACGACGAAAAGTAGGATATCTACAAGATCATCGTGTCCTGTATCACTATTGGGCACCTAAATTGAAAGGTACAACTTGGGGAAAGAAATCCAGGAAACATGGTGATTTCGGTTGGCTCCCAATGGCTTCTCAATTTACAAGTCGTTTTGTCGCATCTTCTGGGGAGGGTTATCCTCCAACAAAAGTAGAAGCTTGTAAAGCTGATCTCGAACAGGGTTTCCTTAAACCAGATCAAATCAAGAAATTAGAAAACTACATCAAAAGGTATTCTTAATCATGGTTACTAAGAAAACAGTATACATCGCGTATGATGGTACAGAACACGAAACTTATCAAAAAGCTGTTTCTCATAATAATATGAAAAACGGCGAAACTCAAGAATATTTTGATAAATATATTGCAACGTATAGAGGTCAAAATCTTCTCTCAAAACATTCGTTGGAAGATGAAGGGTTTTGGGAAGTCCGAGGTGAAGATCCAAATTGTGATTTGGGTGGTAAACATTATGAACCAATTATTGGTGTTTTTGAAGGTAAACTCCGAGATGTTATCAAAACAGCTGTGATGACTCAAGGATTTTGGCAATGGGGATCAGGTGGATCAATTAAATCCTATACTCCTATTGTTCCAAAGAAAGTCTAAATTATAAGCCACATATATAATGTATGTGGTATTATAAAGAAAAGAAATTTGAGCCTAGCGAAGAGGAAATTAAACCTTTCGCTGGGTTTGTGTATTTGATTACAGAAAAAGAAAGCGGCATGAAATATGTCGGAAAAAAACTTTTGTGGAGAACTATTAAAAGGCCTCCATTAAAGGGTAAGAAGAGAAAAAGAATCGAGATTGTTCAATCCAATTGGCAAGAATATTTTGGTTCTTCAGAAGCAGTCAATCAATTAGTCGAAGAACAGGGAGCTGATGCTTTCCATAGAGAGATTCTTCGATTTTGTAAGACTAAAGGTGAAATGGCTTACTTTGAAACCAAAGAGCAATTTGACAGAAATGTTCTTTTAAGAGATGATTATTATAATGGCATCATTCATTGTAGAATTAACCATCTATCAGTAAAACATCTCAAGGAAGATCAATGACTTACACATACGACGACAAGTGGCCAGTGATGAGGCATTATGCTTTATCACCTATCACTTTTATAGTTTACGTTTTCTATGCCTTTGGTTTCTGGGTACACCATTCGACCAAAGGTGATAGTTTAATCAACAAAATTTGGCATTATCTCTATGATCATTGGATGGGCAATGATTATCTAGATCATTCATTTACTAAATTCTGGTTCTATATTTATGGTGTACCATTCATTACAATTGATATATTATATAACGTAATAATTGGTACTCTTATTTGGTTAGAGTTGCCGAGGTTGAAAACCGAAAAAACTTACACCAAAAGACTTAAACGAAAAAAGATAGAAGGCCATTATTTGGCATGGAAACTCTGTTATGAGCTTTCTATATGGGACCCTAAACACTGTTAAAGGATAACTGATGATCTTATTGGATTTTAATGGAATAGCCATGGCGAATATTTTGCCCGGCTATGTTGAATTGGATATTGTGCCACTTCGAAATATGATCCTCAATTCTATCAGAATATATCGAAAGAAATTTCGAAATACTCATGGTGAAATTGTAATCTGTTGCGACGCCGGCAACAACTGGAGAAAAAAATATTATCCAGAATACAAATACAATCGTAAGATTGATAGAGATAAATCTGATTTAGATTGGCCTCTCATCTTCGAAATCTTGAACACTATTCGAGATGAACTCATTGAAAACTTTCCATATAAGGTAGTCCAAGTTGATGGGTGTGAGGCTGATGATATCATTGCAACAATGGTTCATAAGACTCAGGAATTTGGTCAACACGAAAACGTCGTAATTATCTCTGTAGATAAAGACTTTACGCAACTTCAAAAATATCAGAATGTGAAACAGTTTTCCCCTGTAAAGAAAACATTCTTGAAAGAACCAGCTCCTCATAAATTTCTGTTCGAACAAATCTGTCGTGGTGATGGATCAGATGGTGTACCAAATGTTCTATCTTTGGATGATCATTTTGTAACCAAGATTGGCCGTCAAGCTTCGCTCCACAAAAATAAAATTGCTACATGGTTTGAGCATTATAAAGATGATGACAAACTAAAAGAAGTGATGGGTGAAGACACTTTTCGTAATTTCTTGCGTAATAGAAAAATGATCGATTTAGCAGAAATTCCTGAAGAGTATGTCGAGAAAATTATAAATACATATGAAAGCGCTAATGTGGCAAGCACATCTAAAGTTATGCCATATTTTATTAAGCACAGATGTAGGAACTTACTTGAGGTACTTGGTGATTTCACAAAATGATGTACTTTCTTTTGAAATTGGTTTAAAATAAACTAATGGCAAAGAAAGGAAAGAAAATGACTCTCAATAAGAACATGAACTGGATCGAGCTTGGTAACTATATCATCGCTCAGATCGAGAAATCTGTATCCCGAGATACTATTGAAAGTTCTCTCAAAAAAGCTTTCGGTTGGACAGATCGTCAAGCCTTCTCTGCGACTGATCCATATTATGACGTAAAGCGATTTAAATCAATGGATGTAAAAAGAAAGATTAAATGAATAAACTTGTACATGAAGTGCTCGAAGAAGCACGAAAGAAACGATCTAAAGCTCAAAAAATAGAAGTATTACAGAAGAACGATTCGGGGGCACTTCGAGACGTTCTTCGGGGGACATATGATAAGACCATTGAATGGCTTGTACCAGATGACCCAAATCCACCTTACGAAGCAAGCGGTGAACATAATGCTCCTTCCAATTTCATTAAGGAGTGTGCTAATATTCGATATATTGTAAAGGGTGGATATGACGATGTGTCGCTATTCAAGCGAGAGAAAATTTACCTGGCTCTCCTTGAATCAATTCATCCAAAGGATGCACAACTCGTGATCAATATGGTCATGAAAAAACCAATCCCAGGTATAACCCGCCCTATTGTTGAGGAGGCATTCCCAAATCTCCTTAAGGGCTAATATAACAATTAGGAGAAAAACCTATGATTTCAGCACAAATCGAACGTCTACATCAAGATTCATCATCATTAGAGGCGTTTATCAAAACACTCCGAGAAGAAGGAAATGACGAGAGAGCAGATAAAATTGTCAAAAAACAAAAATATCTAGACTCACGAATAGCTGAAATTGAACTAACGTGACCATATAATTTAGTTTACAAGGGAAACCTGGTAGTGTATAATAGCACTATCAGGTTTTTTTATGAGGAAATTATGGCCGTGAAAACTGAAGAAGAAATTGTCGAAGATTTGTTTGAACATTTTAACGAACAAGATGGATATATTCAAGAAAGTTTTAAGTCAACCAAAAAAGAAAATTTGATTGGTCTTCATCATACTCTGGGCCGACATATTCGAAATGAATATAAATTGTGGGACAGAACATGGGTTCCACTTTTAGATCAATATAAAGTCGATGTCAGCCCAGATCATCCTGATGCTATATCCCAACGAATTATTGAAAAGTTACATGAGAAAGTAAATAATGTCTGAATTTAAACTGATTTATAAGCGAGACAATAAAGGTAAAGTTCGTCAATGGCGGGCGGAGACTATGAATGAAGGTGATCAATCTTGGTATCGTACAGTTTCTGGTCTAATTGATGGTGCTCAAGTAACTTCTGAATGGAAAGAAGCTTTTCCTAAAAATGCTGGCAAGAAAAATGCTACTACATCAGAAACTCAAGCTATCTCTGAAGTCGAATCGATGTATGAAGATCGCATGTCCAAAGGATATTTCGAAAACATCAATGACATTGATACC